AACGCGGCACCGCCCATGAAGCTGCCGAACGCCGCCGCCTTGCTGGTGGCCTTCTGGAACGCCTTCACCGCGTCGTCACTGTTGCCGGTGATGCGCACCGACATGATCGCGCTATGAGCCATCGTTTTCCTCCATTCGTTCGGTTTCGTCCTGCAATATCTCCACCGCCGTCGCCCAATCAAATTCGCTTGCCTTCTCCCTCCACTCCCACGGGGTGCCGCCGAAATAGCGGGACAGCAGGCAAGAGAGACGGCCTAGCGAGTCGTCAGGCCACGCGGTCAGAGCGTAGGGTTTGCTGGTTCCGGGTCTTTCTGTTCGAGCGCGATGTCGTCCACGGTGTCCATCCACTCGTCGAAGCCGAGCGTGGTGTGACCGGCGTTGCGCATGGCGATGAACGCGAGATAGTAGGACTGGCGGATTCGGCTGGCGTCGCCCGCCGCCCATTTGTTGATCTGGGCGTGTTCCTCGGCCTGGCACAGGGCGCGCGGCGTGAGTCGCGTTTCCTCGGTGCGGCCGTCCGCGTAGGTGACTTTCACGATCTGCATGATCTAGGCTCCCTTTACTTCGTTGAGTGTCTTATCGATGAATTGCCTGTAGACGCGCTGCCACGCGCCTTCCGTCGAGGCCACGCCGTTGTTGACGAACAGGCGCGGCTTGATGCGCCGGGCTGGCCACCCGTAGTTGATGACGCCCGCATAGGGCACGCTTTTGCTTCCCGCGCGGATGACACCGGCCTTCTGTGTCGCCCCGACACGGATTGATGAAGCCAACCTGCCGTTCTTGCCGCGCGGCGCGAGATTGCGCACCGCTGGCAATGCGATGTTCGCGGCCTGCCGGTTGACTTCCTTGAGTTCCTTCATGTCCGCGCCCGCCTTGCGCATGGTGGACACGAACCGTTTTTGGCCTACCACGTAGGCGGCTGTCGCGGCCATGCTAGTTTCCTTCTTGCGCGGTGATGGTTCCGCTGTAGGCATCGTGGCGGAGGTCGGTGACGGGGAAACTGAAATCGTTGGTGTTCTTGCTTTTCACGTCGCCACCGATGCTCACGGCGCTCACATTCACGTTGCCCGTCCACTTGATCTTGCCCTTGGCGTTCGGCACCCACTCGAACGGCATCTGCTCGCCAGCGTGGTCGAAACACCACGCGCTGAGGTTGTCGGCGTCGAAGTCGTCCACGATGGTGCCTTCAAGCGTCCAATCGGTGCTTGTGCTGGTGTCCTGAGAGCCGTCGAGGAAATTGATAGGGTCGTCGGTGTTGTTCGACGCCGCCAATTGCACCTTGGTGACCTGCGCGCTGAAGTCGCGCCCCTTACCCGTGTCGGTGATGGTGAGCTTGCCCGGTCCCAATGTTCTGATTGCCGCCATGATTGTGTCCTTTCGATTACATGGGGTTGAGTGTGATTTCGTATGCGGCGAGCGTTCCCGCGCCCGCGAGGTCGAAGCCGACTGGAGTGGCCGTGGCCATGTTCACGTCCGCCTGGTGCATGATGTCCATGGCTTCTAGGATCAGGTCGTAGCCGCGCTTGTTCGTGTTCGCTGTTCCCGCCACCGCGAGAATCTTGAACGTCACGTTTGGTTCCAGTTCCCAGCCGTCCCAAGCGATGTCAGGCGGCATGATGACCAAGCTGACCTTGCCCGGCGATGGTTTGACCAGTGACGGGTCTGTGGTGACTTGGAGGATCAGGCCGTGCCCGGCTTCGGTGATGCGTTCCGTGAGCTGTTCGGTGAGTTCGTCCACTCGGCTCATGCGATGCCCAATCCTGCGGGCAAGCCCGCCGCCCTGAGCTTCGGCCAAGCGGTGCGCAACGGGTCGGTGGGGATTCTGAACGGTTCCACGCCGTCCGTGATTCCCACGATGCCGTTTCTCGCGTCCTTGGCCTGCCACAAGTCCAAAGCAACCGACAGCGTGCAGTCGTCCACCACGTCCTTCGGGATGCCGTAGCCATCCACGTGCGGGGAGAGGTAGGCGCGTGCCGCGCGGAGCCTCGCGGCCAAGGCCGGACGGTCGTCGGTGTCGAGCGTTCCGGCCTGCCTTGCGAGTTCATTCAGAAGTGGGTCGTCCGCCATCAGGCCGCCGGTTTCTCGGCCACGTTCAGCAGGGTGCGCACCGCCGCCGCGTCACGCGCCTTGAGAATGTTCTTGCCGATGTCGGTCGCGCCGCCGAGCGTGTCAACGGTGGTGGCCTCCGGTGCCGTCGTGCCGCCGATGGCTGCGCGGAGTTCATTGATCGCGGCGATGATGGTCGGCTCGAACGCGGGGCCATACGTGTCTTGGGGGATGTTGGGTAGTTTGGTCTTCCATTCCATGGTCGGGTTCCTTTCTGTCAGGCGTTGGCGAACTTGATGGGCAGTATGCCTTCGGGCAAGGTCACGCCGAACGCGGCGTAGCCGTACACGCTGAAGTCTTTGGTGAGGTTGAGTACGTTGTCGTCCTGGAGCTGGAACGGGCTGTTGCCGTTCTCCCACACGGTCACGGCTCCCTTGTCGAGGAACGCGGCGGTTCCTGCGGCCGCGCCGGGCATGAGCACCACTGGCACGCGAAGCAGTGAACCGGTGATGTCGGTCGTGTCGATGCTGCCGAGCCGGTCGATGCCGCCGCCGCTGATGTCCATGAAACGGTCGCCGTCGTCGCTCAGGTGGGCGATGGCCTTGAACACGTCGCCGGAAACGCCGAGATAGTCCAATGATGTGTTGCGGTCTTCAACCTCAAGGCGCGCGTCGATGATGATGTCGAGCCAGTCGTTCGGGGTCATCGCCGTCAATGCCTTGCCCGCGTCGATTTTGTCCGAGGCGGACACGTCACCGATGGCACCGTAGAGGGCGATGCGGGTGGCGGCTTCGGTGTTGCGCGCGTACGCCTTGACCAACGCCTCAAGGGTTTTGTCCAAGTAGGGCACGCTGGCGCGTTCGATGGCCTGGCGGCTCAGGGACGTGTAGCCGCCGTAGGTTTCGATGGTCGCGGTTCGTGCCCCGATCTTGATCTCGCCATAGGGGAGGTAGTCGCCTTCCTTGGCCTGCTTGCCTACGGTGGTGGTGTCCTCGGTGACGATGGGATAGCTCAGCGTCTCGCCTTCGGACGGCAGCGCGGCGTGGGACACGAGGTTGGTGATGCGGCGGCGCTGTTCGAGGATGCGAAGCGTGTTGCTGATCCATACCGGCTGCGGGTCGCTGTTGGCGAGCACGCCGCCCGTGTAGTCGCGCTTGCTGATCTGCTCGTAGTCGTTGCGCGCCTGTTCGTCGCCCTTGGCGAGCTGCTTGAGCAGATGCCCGTAGCTGCGGTAGGATGCGGCGGGATTCGAGCTGCCATGGTTGTTCATGGTGGCTAGGCTCGCCTGGATGCTGCGCAGCACGTCGGCCTGTTCGGCCTGTTCCGCGCGCACCTTTTCGATGGTTTCGTTTTCCATGTGGTTCCTTTCCTGGCTGTTCTCGGTATTGAGGTTGCGGTGGTTCTCCACCTTGGCGTTCTGGTATGCGGGCCAGCTCACCAAACTCACTTCCAGGAGGCGCACGCGGCGGCGGTGGGTCACGTTGTTTTCGTCGCGTTCGTCCTCCAACGGGACGAATCCGACGCTGAGCGAGTCCAACGCGCCTTCGTCCATCAATGCCACCGCATCGTGCCCAAGCTGGGTGTCAGCGATTCGTGCGGCGATGTGAAGCCCGTCGTCGCGGTTCTCTGCCGAAGTGATCGCGCCGATCAGTTCGGCGTGCTGGTAGCAGAGCTTGGCCGTGTCGGCGTTCTCGAAAACGGTGTCACGGTCGAACGTTTCCGCCCCGTCCCACGGGTCGTTGTAGATGTCACCGAACGGGACGGCCACGCCCTCGATGCTGCGCCCGTCACCATCTGATGCTTTGCGGAGTTTCAGGCCGCGGTAGGCGATTTCCTTGCGTTCGTTCATTCGGTTTCCTCCAAGTCGTTCGATGGTTGCGGGGTTGGTGCGGCGGGTAGTGGTGGCCTGCCTTCCATGGCGCGCGCCTCATCTACGGTGAGCACGTTGCACGCTATGAGAATCTGGTAGGTTTCGGCCTTGGTCTTCGTGTCGCTTCGGCGCATGCTGTCCCAGTCGAGTTCCACGCTGGTGCCGCGCGGCAGCACCTCACCCAACGCGAGTTCGATGGGCTGCGCGTAGGCTTCAAGAGTGAAGTCCGCGAACTGTATCCATTCCTGTTCGATATTGCTGTAGGTGAGGTTCGAGCCTTCCACCGCCGCGAGCATGAGCGAAGCGGGGATGCCCAACAGGCGGGCTATCTGCGTGGTGTCGAACTGCTGCGTCTCCAGAAACTGCATGTCCTTGGGACTCAGCGCCAGCTGGGTGTATTTCAGGTCGCCGGTGAGCACCTTCACGTCATCGACGTTGCGCTTGAAACTTTCCTTGACCTTCTCGGCCACTTCGTCGTTCAACGGCTTCGCGGTGCTGATGATGCCCGTGGGATGCGTGCCCTCGGAAAAATACCTTGATTTGTAATCGCGCGCGTCGATGGCTCCCTCGATCTCCTCGCGCGCCGCCTCGATGGGCCCCATGCCGCGCAACCGTCCCGGCACCTTCAAGAATCTGAGATGAATGATGTCGTTTGACGTGTATTCGCGCCCCATGTACCAATAGCGCTTGTCGGGGTTGGCGATGTCGCCGCGAGCGTCGGAAACGCTCACCAACGCTGGCGGCAGATTCCGCAAGCCGATGGTTGAGCCGTCCACGCCCTTCAACCTCAGCCAGAACGCGTTGCCGTTCAACGCCAAGCCCATGACGGTTTCGCTGATGAAGTCCGCCCGCCACGTGTCGGGGTCCGGGCGTTCCACGATCCGCGCGGGTTCCACGGCCATGCCATGCCGCAACTGGCGCACGGGCAAGCCGCTGACTGCGGTCTGCAATATCTGCACGCCTCGGAACACGACCGACATGTTCAACGGGTCACGCCCGGCCGGACGGCGGAACGGCGCGGTCGCCACGCTTGACACGCGATTGGCGGAACGCTTCACCGCGCCCCACATGTTCGCCATCATCTCTCGTATGCTCATGCCGGACATGATGCGCGGCATGGCAGCGCCACGCCAAAAAATAGCGGCCATAAGCGGCCATAGCGGCCATAAGCGGACACGTCGGCCACGTTTTAGTACACTCCGGGCGGTGTGTCGTCGGGCATGTGCGTCAATCCCCACAGGGCGAGCGTTGCGGCCTCGATGGTCGGCGCGTTCACGCCCTCAGCCCTGTTCCACAGCCAAGCGTCACCACTCATGCGCTTACCGGCCAAACCCGCCTCACGATCCATGTCCGAATCGGGCGCGTGATTCACCGCGTGCTGATCCAACGCGCTCATGAACGCCTGCGGCGCGGTCACCGCGTCAGCCGCCCTCATATCCACAAGCTCGTAACGGGCTATGCCCCATTCATCCAAGCTCAAACGCAACCGGTCGGCCAACGCCGCGGACGGCCCCCGCATGTCGATGCAGATGGGCGCGTGGTAGCGTTCCTGCAATTCCCTCAATCGTTCCGGCGCGCTGCCGGTTCCCGGCAACACGTCCACGACCTGCAACAGGGGCACGGCCTCGGTTTCGATGCATGCGACTATCGCGGTGCCGATGCCTCCCATGGCCACGGCCACGCCGAAACACACGCGCCCGGTGGCCTCAGCCGGATCTATAGCGTTGGCGCTGGTGGCCTGCCACAGTTGCGGGTCTATCGCACGGTCGATGATTCCCGAATCCCGCAAGTTGCCGAAGGCACGCGCCCAACCCGCCGCGTCCTGGCTGAACTGACGGCGGAAATCGGCCAACTGGTCGTAGTCGAACAAATGCCCGGCACCGGGATGATGCGCCCAAATGTTGTCCAAGTCTTCGGGATCACTGCCGAACGGTATACCGAAATCGAAGAAGCAGGTTCGTCCCATGGGTTCGCCCGCGTCCATCATCGCCCGCAACTCGTCAAGCTTCGGATTGAAAAACGTGGATTCCGCCGTGCCCTCGGTCGAACAGAACGTGAGCCGTGGCCGCACGCCGGTAAGCTTCAAACGCGTGGTGGTCGTTGGAAGAAAACCGTCCAGGATCGCCTTGGCCTTGTCGGCTGGCAGCGCCCAGCATTCATCCAACGTCAGCGAATCACCCTGGAAGCCGTGGCCACCACTGTCGGTCGTGCCGCCCGGCTGTATCGTGCTGCCGTTCTTCAACGTGAGGCACATGCTGCCGTTGCTCATGCGCTTGGAAGCGGCCAACGGAGCCAGCGGAGACTTGTCGAAACCGGTGATGTACTCGCGGAACTGCTGGGATGCGTCCTTGCCGGTCTGCGCCAGATACCACACGCGACGGTTCGGCCCCCACAACGCGTTGCGGGTTTCGGTCGCCCGCTCGCGCGTGGTTTTCCCGGCCTGCCGTTGCACGGTGAGCACCAAAGTGTCGTAATAGTAGGTGCCGGTGTCGGGGTCTATCTCACCGAACACGTCGGAAACCATGCGCTGCCATGGCAAGAACGGGGTGCCCAACGCTTCGGCTATGCGGGCTTCCTTGCCGCCATCGGTCGGACGCGCAAGGTTGCGCGGGGTCGCGTAGCGTGGTTTGAGGCTGGGGGTGGGTTTGACGCTCATTTCGCCATCGCCGCCATGAGTTCCTCCAGCCTGTCGTCAGTCTGGGAAGGTGTGGACGGGTAGATGGTTTCGAGCTGTTGGATGTAGCCGAGCAGGGAGGTCATGTTGCGGCTTATCTCGCGGCCACGGTTGTTCTGCGCGTCGATGTTGCGCGCGATGCTCAGCATGCTCGAATACAGGAAATCGGCCATGGCGTTGTCAGCCTTGCCTTCCCTGAACCTGTTGATGAACTTCTCGGTCGCTTTTTCCTGCGGCCCCTTGACGATTCCGGCGTCCTCCATGCCGTCGAGTCCATGGAACTCACCCATGTTGTTGCCTCCAAACCAAAATTGTTGTAGATTCCCTAATTGGCTAACGAATCAGTCCGAAATCGTGGGTTCCGTCCCTGTTTTCGGGCTTTTTTATTTGGTTTGTGGGGATAAGAAAATGGTGGGCGCGGGGTATCGGTGGTGCCTTGCGGCTTAAAAAACGGGCGGCTACCAGCGAGGCCGCGCCCGAACCGGCGGCGAAGAGGCCACGACTGGCGTGGTTGGTTCGCCGTCGCGTAGGCCAAGGCTCGCAAGCCTCGCGCGCCTCGCCTTCTGCCTTGAGTCTATGCCTGCCTGGGTGATGCCGCTCCTGTACCACTGGCGCATGCTGGCCAGCTCACGCCGTCCGGCCTTCAGTTCCTCCAGCCGCTCCACCACCACGGGCTTGCCCGGATCACACACGTGTATGTCGTAGTCCAACGCCAGCCATTCGTCCAATAGGCGCGGGCTTCGCTGTGTGCCGGGCATGACCTTGACCAGCCACAGGCTCACGGGTTTGGCCAGCGTGACCGCGTTGCGATAGGCTCCCTGCCATGCCCCGGCCACGAGGTCACGCACCGCGTCGGGCACGGGCGTATCGTCCGGCATGCCCGGCATGAGCGCATCCGCCAACCGGTCGTAATCCACGATGATGTCGCCCGGCTGCATGTGCTCCAACACCCACGTGGTCTTGCCCGCGCATGGCGGACCGATGACCGCGTGGATCACGCTAGGCCAACCGGATAGTATGCGTTCACGACGCAAGCCGTTGCAATGCCTGCACGCCCGCCGTAGATTCTTGACGATAGTGGGACCGCCGAACACGTGGGGCACGATATGGTCGGACGTGTCGCCCACCTTCGTGCATCCCGGCATGTCCAGCCAACAGTCGTTGCCGTACCGTGCCACCACTTCCGCGCTTATCGCGGGCGGCACCCTCAAACGATGGTCAACGCGCGGCATGATCCGCCCTGAACCTTTCCAAGCCTCCCAGCGGATACCTGCACGTGCGGTCTGAATACCGAACATACGCGGGACCGATGTTGCGGTTTCGCCACCTGCGCATCGTGCGGGTGCTCACTCCCAAGTATTCCGCCGCCTGAGCCGTGGTCAGATACTTGCCCGCCATCAACGAGTCCACGCCTTCAACGACTGGATCAGGTCGGCGCGGTCGAACACCTGACGGCCACCCACACGCTTCGGCTTCGACACGATGCCCTCGCTCACCAACTGCTGCATGGCATGGTCGCCGTCCGGGTCGGTGTCACGGCTGATGCAATCCAAGTGGAGAATCCTGATGGCGATGGAACGATCCACGGTATCCGCTCCGGTGGTGTCGTACTCAAGCTTGGGTAGATTCCATTTCACCGCCTTCTTCATGTCCTTCGCCCTGATGGCCTTGCTGGTCACATGCTCTCGACGGTACTTCTTCTTCACCTTTCTGCGCTTCTGCCCGCTGGTAGGAATGTAATCAACCGCATAGCCCATGATGTTGCCCCCAATCTCGTTTGTGGATAAGTCTCTGAATGAATCGTTTGTAGATTTTGGATGGTGGAAGGTTAGAGCGGGGAACCCTAAGCGGAAAAACAAGAATCCGAAGATTCCTGAATTTCCGAAGGGTTCCCACATGCAAAGCATTTCGGCATGGAGCCAAGGCCGTCGCATATGGTCAGCGGCACAATGCCGCGACGAAGGTCTGAACGCGCAACACTGGCCTTGGCCAGCCGATGGTGCCGCTTTCGTCCCTGGGAACACGCCACGCGCTCATAGCTAGACCCGCACGCCTCCCCGCTAGGGACGCTTCAACCACCACGCCACACGTGGTGTGTTTGTAACGCGCTGGGCAAGGCGCGGCCGGGTGCTTCATCCCGCCTCGCACGCAACCGACGGTCGGCGTGGTCAAAGGCATATTCGGTTATCGACGGCGCAAGCCGTCACAGATCGCCGCCGCGTCTTCGCCGCACCGCATCGTCACGAGCCAACGAATCAGTCACGCACGAGCGCAACTGCTCCAACTGCGGGCGGGTCAGCACCACCGCCGCGCGAATATCCCCGGAATCGAACGACACACGGAAGATACCCGGATAGGCCTCGTAATTATCCACGCAGACCCTAGTAGCCGTACCCATCACGCCACCTCCAAAGGCGCGCGGCCCAGCAGAGAGTCCACGGACACATCGAAATAATCAGCGATCTGGCGAATCTGGCGAAGCGTGAACATGCTCTTGCCGGTCATCTTTTGAGACATTGCCGAACGGGTTATATGCAGTTCGCGGCTTAGTTCGGCGCGGGTTACATGATTGCTTTTGCAAAGCAAGTCAATGGCCGTGGCAGCGCCAGCGGCAACGATTTGAGAAGTCATGCTTTGCATTGTATACCAATGAGAAGGCAAACTTTACAGATATTGCCTAATAAGAGTTAACCAACGCTAAACAGTCGTGTATACTGTTTAGCATGACTACACAAACGTTAGAGCGTGAAACGCAAGCAATTTCACTGGAAAGCGTCATTAGCGGCAACATGAGGGTGGCGCTGGCAATGAGGAATAAAAACCAATCCGATTTGTCTAGGGCCTTCGGCGTGTCTCGAACGCTGATATCGCAGAAAATGCGCGGTGTAACCTCATGGACTATCGCAGATATGGAAAAAGCCGGGCAATTCCTTGGAATTGCACCGGCCAGATTCCTAGACCCTAACGGCCTAATGGTAGCGGGGCATGGATTTGAACCATGGACCTCTGGGTTATGAGCCCAGCGAGCTACCGAGCTGCTCCACCCCGCG